TATGCTCGTCCCAAGGTTTACCTTGGAATACCATCTTCTTAACGATCTCCATAAACTCACCACCTTCAGCACTAATCCCAACAGCAGCAGTAAGGAGCCTGTGAATATTGGCACCTTTTCCGTCAAGGGAACTAATACTCTCAATAAAGCATTGATAATCCTTACTGGAATCGGATGTGACACCATCCACGAATAGAGCATACTTATCAAAGTCAATTTTTTTAGTCATTAAAATTTAAATTCTGCGAATGATTTTTTAGGTTTTTGCTTATGTTCATTATACTCCTCATCTTGTCCACTGTCAAGAATATCATCTTGTGCTTTCTGTTCACAGTCATATAATCTCATCTTCGCACGATCAACTCCAATGACAAACCTTTTATAAATGGTTGGATCATTGTATCTGTTCTTTAATTGTTTAACCATTATCTGCCCAAGCCCCTCAAGCTCCTCTGTACTAATAAGAGCAAACATAAGATCAGCAGTGGCGGGAAGACCGAACGACTCGCTTGTGTCAGTAAGATCAACATCACTACTACCGTAACCAGAACGAGTCGTCTGAGTAGCGGAGATGATAGGTACATTAGCCTCAACTGCAAGACCACGGAGTTCTTCAGCAATGGCTTTAATATACGAGTAAGAATTGACATTTCCTATTTTAGAATAACGACTTGATGCACAAATGTTTAGATAATCTATGAATATTATATCAGGTTTAAAAGATTTTTTCAACGATAGTTCGTTTAGTAGGGATTTGAAGTGACCAGAATGTGCAGATGCAGTTGGATATTCTTTTATTATTAATGTTCCTTGTGTTTTCTTCGCAATACTATTTACCTTTTTATCAAACATTGGTTTAGGTAAATCAGTAATATCTTGGATTGCTACATTTAAAAGATTAGCATCAATTCTTTCTGCAATCTTTTCTTCAGCCATTTCAAGTGTGATGTATAATACGTTCTTTCCTTGGAGTAGCACACTACTTGCGACATGACACATAAACAAAGATTTACCAACACCAGTGCCAGCGAGAGCAATATTGAGTGTTTTATTTGGAACCCCACCCTTCGTAATCTTATTGAAAAAATCGAGGTCGAATTGAATTCTTTCTTCCTTTCTGTGATATAAGTCATATCTTTCTTCGTAGTCTTCTAAGTAATCGTGTCCGACATGATTGTCAAATGATACTGCTAGTGCATCTGAAAGAATCGATGGTATTGCATCTTTATTCTTTTTACTCTCATCACCATCAGCAAGTTGAATAGATTCCATGAGTGCAAGATAAATTGCACGATCACGACACCACTTTTCAGTAGTATCCATCAACCATTGATAATCAACTGGTGTATTAGTTAGGAAACCATTTAGTTCACGAATCTCTTTGACTTCTGTTTCAGTAAGATCTGTACGATTATCAATTTCAATATTTAAAGCTTCAATTGTAATCGCAGAACCATACTTAACAATAAACTCTGCAGTCTGTTCAAAGGTGATTCTTTCAGATTTATTTTCAAAGTAATCGGGTTCAATAAAAGGAATGACTTTACGAGAAAATTCTTCATTGTATATTAAATTTTGGAGTATTGTGGTCTCAATCCGATCCATAAGAAAACTGCTTCTTAGCAATAGTGTCTAGTTGTTTCATTATATCATCAGTAAAGTATTCTGTGGGATTCCTTAATATTTCTTTAGCATATATTTTCTTACCATTCATTTCATATCTACCTGCTACATTCTTCCACATACCACCAAGTTCTCCTAATTCAAGAAGACCATAGTATCTGTCTAAACCTCTTTCATCATAATAGAGTCTTATCTCTACTTGTTGGTTTTCTTTTGAGAGTCTGGATTTAGCCGTCTTAGCTTTAATAATGTTTCCAACAACCTCTGTCTTATCCTTTTCCTTTTTTTTGCTGAGATAAATGATCGTAGAAGCGGCATATTTGAGACCAGAGCCTCCTCCCATTTCTTTAGTTGGGACATAAGATCCGATGACATCGTAAGTATGATTTGTGACTATAAGTGGAATGTTTGCTTGACCAAGTTTTAATGTTAGCATACGGAATGCTCCCTTGACAAGTTGTGATTTGGTCATATCACGGACTTGCTTATCATCTAATGCATCTCTTATCTCTTTCTCTGTAGAGAGCATACCTAAAGAGTCTAACACAAACATACAAGGTTTGCGATCCTCTTCATCTGTCTTGAGGTATATATCTACTGCACGGAGTGCTTTGCTTCGGAACTCTTCTATAGTAACGACATTGACAACAACAAGTCTTGTTTGATCAATTCCACGAGATGTAAGTAATCCCTTGGTGATTGCAGCTTCAGTATCAAAATAGAGGCAATACCCATCAGGATTAGTGTCCAAAAAGTTCTTGACAACAGCAAGGGCAAAATAAGTTTTACCAGTACTAGTTTCACCAGCAATGGCAGTGATCTTATTACTAGAAACACCACCATAAATGGAACCGCTAACCACTGCATTAAAGATGTGTGATCCTGTGTCGATGAATCTTTCTGTTTCATCTATATCCGCTGCGAGTTGAGTGTATTCATCACCAATCTCTTTTACTATTTCCTTTAAAAAATCCATAATTATTTTTCTATCTTATGATAGACTTCAACGTATGATTCACACTTTGGGCATGATAAGTTTGTAACTATATCATACTCCATATCTTCATAATCGTCAAGGTCATGATCCCCACCCCAAATCAATTCAGTGCCACAGTGCCAACAATTCATATGCCTAATAATTTACGTTGTCTTTCAAAGTAACCTTTGAGTATCCAAGAACTACTATTCATCTTATCATCTCCACCAATACCAAACTGAAATTCAACTCGTGGATCTTCACCGTACTTATCAGTTTCTGGTGTGTTAGATTTACCTCTATCTCCACCATTACAGAAAACAACTTTTTCTGATATCTCTAAGCATTTTGCAATTGCACCACATGCTGAACCTTTATCATCATCTGGTACAGTAATAACTGCATCAACCATATTAAGATGACGAATAATCTCTGCACGTTCAACCCAAGATTGAAAGTATTGACCTTTCTTATTAGTCAACCATTCTTCAGTATTGATACCAACAACTAAGTAATCAGAAAAATCTTTAGCTCTTGTAAAATATGATATATGTCCACTATGGATTGGATCAAATCCACCAGTAACTAAACTCAATTTTTTAAAAAACATTATGCTACATAACCATACTTTTCACGAAGTATCTTTTTATAAGGTTTTCCATCTTCAACTAAACCTTTAACTAATCTTAGTTTTCGACATAATTCTGTATCAACATCTGATACAGACTCAATGATAACATCAAGCTCATTTAAATCAATAGGTAAATCCATTAGGTAAAAAATAATTCTAGGTTTACAGTTTTTTCAACGTTCCAACCAATCGCATCAAGGATTGCTTTGATTGGTTCAACAAAACTCTTCTCAAATTGTAGATCATAATCTATATACTTGTCAAGTCCAATTTCAGTTGGAAAGTCTTGAATGAAAGAGATTACATTCTCTTGTATGATATTTGGTTTTTTCAAATAAAGAAACTTGACTTTCTCTCCATTACCAATAAGTGAATATTTATTATCCAACTTCTTCTGCTTTATATAATGATTGAACAATAATGCACCCCGAACATGTATTGGAGTTCCTTTTGCATAGATTGTAGACGATGCTTTATACTTCTGTACATTAGATGCAGTACGAGGAAATGCAATTTCTTCTGGTGGAAGTTTTCTAAACTTTGTACGACAATCATCAATATAATCAATGACTTCTTCCTCAGTTCCATTCATCATGATCTTAAGACCATTCTTAATCATTGTACGACAAGGTGCAGGAGTTGATGACTTGACTGCCTCAATACCCATCATCTTAAGATTAGGTTCCTCATATCTAACTCCTTCACTATCCCAGACATTTAAAATATATCTTTTCTTTGCTGTCCATATACCACGATCTGCGATGTTCTCTCTTTTCATAAACATCTTCTGATCATAAGCATTTACGTACTTCGCCAACGTTTCATAAGAACCCGTAATATATTTTTCAAATTCCATCTCACAGATCTTGTTAAGGAACGAACAAATGCTCGCACCATCCTTCTCTCGATCTTTGTATATGACCTCCACCAAAGGACCAAGATTAAGGTAGATAGAATCAGTATCACTGGCAATAACATAGTCTTCACCCTCCGTTTTTAGTATTTTGTTTAAGTATGCATTCATTTTGTTTTCTATCCAACGAATAGAAACCTGCCCTGATAATGTAATTGCTTCCGCATTTGCTAGTTTGTAATAACGAAAGTATTGATTGCCAATTGCACCATAGGCAGAGTTAAGAGAAATCTTCTTTGCCATTTGAATATTGTTGCACCTTGCAATTTCTTTCTCAAGGTCTTTTGTCTTTGTCTTTTCATATTGCTTCTTTGCAGTGATCATTCTCTTTTTAAAAATCACCCTTTCATTATACATCTTCTCCATAAGTTCTGGCAAGAACCCACGAACATCTTTACGATACATTGCACCATTAGCACAAACAGCATTGTCTTGATACATCTCAAATGTCAATTCTTCATTGAGAATTTTATCAACTGTAACTGTTGGGTGTTTTGTTTCAAGTAAAGTTTCTGGTGAAATATTATA